TTTTGTAAAACGATGCCATTTTATTTTGGGTTTGCACCCGAGGAGCTTGGAAACTCCTCCTAGATCAGCTGTTAAAAGTTGTTCTAGGTTTTTATAATAGAGTGGTACTACAGGGGACGTACTAAGACTAAGGTTCATCCACCCTCTGACCTCTAAACTATGTTAGAAGGGTTAAAGGATGAATTCGAACGATAGTATAAGCCGCGCCTTGCGGTCCACACCCATCATGTAAATCCTTTATTGGATTGCTCCTGATGCTTACAACCTGGTGACAGGAAGTGAGAAATAGGAAGGCTAAAGGGGGATGAATATCCCTCCACGACCTTGCCAAGATTCTATAACATGGAGTCTTGTACGCATTGTGCGATGAAACAGGAACTGAAAAAGGTCACCTATCATCGTAGGATCCGTATGCTCAGCTGATTGCTGGGTAAGTGTACTCGTGATGTAATAATCACTAAGATATCCCTAACCGGTATCAAGGTGAGTAAAGGTTCCGTGGACTCAAGTAATGACTGCCAAATGCCTTATTTAGGGTGGGTACCATGAGGATCGTATCCTCAGACATCATTGAGGGCTTACACCCCGCCTTTGATGTGGACACTGTATTTAATGGACATGGTTTTTATTACAAAACTTTTTGACACAAAGAAACACTATCGATATAAAACCCATATGAAAAAGAAGAAAGTCTTTATGAAGAGACAACCTACAGCATCCTCTCTATGTGGCTTATAACCACATATGTGTGAGGGAAACTGACCAGGTGTTAACATAAAGCCTTCTTTTCTTTTTTACGGGGTTCACAAGCGAACTGTCGACACGCAAGTGGGTATATAAAATCCGAAAGGAGTTCATAAGCGAACTGTACCAAGGTGCTCTTCTGGTGATTAGGTTATAAGTGCTAGCCAACTTTTATGCTTTGGTTTTAACGACGACGAGTACTACGTACTTTCCTCATACATAAATCCAAATTTCTTTAAACCGCAGGGATCAAACCTTGTAGGGGAGACTTTTGGTAAAGTTCCACTAGAGAAGAATAATCGAAGTGGTTCGGAAAGTTTTGGAAAAGCGATGAGACGCGTGTATCCTTGTCATATGCTGGAAGCAGTAATGACCTAGACCGATTTCCGAGTTAATCAACCATTGATACTGGGTAACGAATATGAAGTTCCTAAGAACTGTTTCAAGAGTTCTGTAAATTTTATAAAAGTAAACGTAACAATGATTTTCTCATACATAAATGCTTCTTTAGCAAATCACTACTCAGTTGGATGGGGTTTCCCGACATTGATCATCTTCATGATCTTTGTGGCAGTCTGTGAAATTTCACTGATTGCCTGGGCATACCCACGTACGGAAGCGGACCGAGACAGGAAAATCACTTTTAAGTGGTTAACCCGCAAGGAACTAATCCGATACGCTATCCTATTAAGTAATTTATTTTCCGACAGAACCTGATCTGAACATCCTAACCGTTTTGGTAAGGCTGTCCAGTGAAAGGATCTGATTGAAATTGCAAGGAAACAAATGGTAACATGAGAAAAGTCTGGTATCACCTTTACAATTAGTTATTGGGCTGAAGTGTTACGTCTGGTAGTACAGTATCTTGATCCTAGATCTAAGCCATTGTACTCTTCAGAAGTATGGGTTAAAATCCATAAAGGTAAGTTATCCGTTAAGAAATGATCTGGGCTACCTGTTGTTTTACCAAGAAAAATCAAGGTATTACTCCAGAGATGCAAAGAATCAATTCATAATGGATCTTTACAAAGAGGTCATTTGATAAAACTTAAACTTGTTCTGAGTATGCTCTCTTTTTTTAGAGCATGTTCTCCAGCTTACCGAAAAGTTAGTTGAGATTCTATTGTTAAACCTTTTCAAGGAAACAAGACGATTCTAGATCAACAAGAGTTGAAAAATGCACTTAAATCGTTGGGAATAACGACTTTAAAAGTTGGAAAACCTTCGATCTTTTGGGCATCATCTAAAAGTGGTCCTAATTTACCCGTGGCAACCTTAGGGCTCGGACTAGATCTGATCGGTTGAATTCTGCGTCCACAAAAGTGGTACGAGTACTGTTTAATTTGTTATACAAATGGGTACTTTGTACTTTTAACTCAATTTGTGGTATTTACCATACTTGTTGTGCCGGTAGCTTTGCTCTGTATCCTTTTCAGGATTAAACCTTTGCTAGGACACATTGCGGTTCTGGAAGAGGCAAAAGGAAAGATGCGTAAGATCGGAATAACTGATTTCTGAACTCAAATACTGTTTAGACCATTACATGACTCTATTTACAAAAAGCTCTCCGACATCCCGGAAGATGGAACCAACAATCAAGTTGGTCCTATCCAAGGAATGTTAAAAGAGCTCAATGTAAATAGTTTCCACCCTAGAAAGACGGTTATCGAATCCACAGATGCTTATGCAAAGGTTGAAGAGATTCCGTCGTCACAATTAACTAGTAAGGACCATGTCTTGGAGATCCAATCAGAAGAAGACCTAATCGCGCATATTAATGCACTTTTGGGAAAATCTAATGGTACGGATTCAAGGCAATCGTCTAATACTGGGTTAAATGAGGCTTCTAGGGGACAATTTGTTTTCAAGTTCTTACCTGAGAAAACTACGACCAAGAAAGGTCAAGGTAATCAAAGGGTAGTACGAGTTACAAAAGTGATGAAATGTCCTACTGTACAAAGTTTAGATCTAACAGCTGCAACAGATCGCTTGCCAGTAGATGTTCAAGCACAAATTCTAAATATATTAGGTTACCCTGGTACGTTATGAAAACTTGTTCTTGACCGGGAGTGAAACACCACGGATGGGCCTATACGTTATAGTGTAGGTCAACCTATGGGGGCTTACTCTTCATTTGCGATGTTAGCCTTGACAAATCATGTCTTGGTCCACATAGCAATGAACCGGAACAAAGTGAAACCAAGTAACCTTTATGGGGTTCTTGGTGACGATGTTGCAATCGCTAACAAGAAGGTCTCAAAAACATATAGAGGGTTACTTCAATACTTAGGTGTAGAAGTTAATCCGATAAAAGGTTTTGATGGTGGTATTCTTGAATTTGCAAAGAAACTTTTCACTGTCACACGGATAAATATAAGTCCGCTTGGTGCTAAGAATATACTTTTAACATTGAGAAATCCAGCTTTCCTCTCATCTGTTCTTAAGGAACTTTGAGATAAAGAATTCCCTCTTGTATTTAGGCTTAAACCACGTAAGGAAATTAGATCAAGAGCTAAGAGGCGTGTAAGAGGAATTTCTATCCCTTTTATTACTCCTAATAATCTCCTGTCTCTATTTTCTAAACTATGATCTAATACTACATTCAAGAATGGAATAAATTATCTTAAATTACCTAAAAATAAGATGGGAAGTGTAGTGAAATTCTCATATGTAGGTGTAATCTTACGCCTTGCTTCATATATCGGTCCGCGTAGTGGTTTATGGTACATAGGACCTGAGGTGCGGGGTTACCTTCAAGGATGAGACTACGATCTTTACCAAAAGATTTGATGAGATATTACCAAACGACTTATTTCCAAAAGGAAATTGAGTACAGTTGGTATTTTCTCGCCCAGCTCACCAGCCAATAGGTTTGTGAGGGAAGGTGTGCACTCCAATGTAAAATTACAATTGGTGAATGCCATCAAATTCCAAAGGGAGGAGCGTATCCATCTTTTTAGGGTACTCCGTAACCAGTTGTCTCTGGCATTAAATCTAATGCGTGAGGCTTTCTTTGTTCCATTAAATTCACTACCGAAAGTGAGAAATCTTTACTATTACAGGAATAAGATTTTCTACCTAGATAAAGAGATAACAACTCTGATCTATTTTCTATC